GCCCACTTTACAGTAGAGGTTGCGTTCAGGTACGCTTACTTATTTTTGATTCTTTACCCTCTCTAAAGAGGTGAATCGATAGGTACACAGCCATCTGAACTAAAACAAAACCGCTATAAAAGTAGCTTAGGCACTGGGGGACTCCTTGCTTCAGTTGTAACCATGGACAGTATCATACTCTTCCGTATGTCTCGCATACGGCCTGTATCTCATTAGTGGCTTTTAACATCCACCTAGAGTTTCCGATAGACAGATCTCTCTGCATCCGCTAGATTACTTCCCAAACTGGGGGGTCTGATAAGTGGTACAGTGAGGCGAAGCTTCTACTCTTCTCCCTTTTAGGCTTTAAGCCCGTGTCCAACCTTATCAAAGATAGGAACATCATAAACGATGAACCCATCTCCCTTCAATACTGTTCTCTGCATGCCTCGTGAGAGGCTCTTTCTCACTTTCAATACCTCATCGAAACGGATAACCGCTTCTTTGGGACGAGGTTGAAGTAGTTGACGGACGTTCCGCAATAACATAGTAAAGCTACGAATATTACGAGACTCCATAAGATCGTCCTCAGTCAAAGGCTGGCCGATCCCTTGATCGAACTCTTTAAGAGCTCGTCTCAGGCCGATCACCAGCATTTGTGTGTAACGTAGATCTATCCGCAGGCCGTCGAAGGCCTGCTTGATTTGATCTCTTATGGTAAAATATGTAAGCCACTGGCGATCATCGCCAGGATCAGGTTTCCCTGAAGGCTCCCACTTAGGCTTTGGTACATCCTTAATGGTGTATCCCAAAGAATCCTTCATGAACTTCTTGATTCGAACTTCAGCTGTTTCCAGCATCGCCCTAATACAAGCTTCAAATGAAAGAACCGCTAGGAGAGTATTGAGAATCATCGGTTTTAATGCCGATTTCATCTGTACTCACTTATCTAGCATCACGGGTTCTACCCCTCAAGGAGAATACCACGCCACCGCCATCCCTCTGAGCCTTTTTGGTAATGATTGGAGTACGGCTAAACGGGCTTTAACCCGGAAACCGTATCCAAGCACGGAGCAGAGCCGACTGAATTGGACCGCGTATTTACGCGCAAATTCCAAAGCAGCAAACCCCGAGAAATATGCAACGGCGACCTCTGTAAGAGGCACCGGACTGCAGTCTTCCCCTTGGACGAAGTATCGTTTTGCAAACTCTAGCACCCCGGAACGGGATACTAGAGATTTCGCTAATCCGATCTCCACGCCAAGCTCTCGCATCAATTGCAAGTAGCAACGGGCAACACGCCCATTTGCTATCACAATATCATCACCTAATAGTGCATAAGAGGAGAAATTTCCCATCGGGTAGCCGGCTCTAAGAGCCGACACCCCGACCAAGAAGTGATGACACAATGCAAGCATCGCCCATGAGGACAACGCTCCCATTGGTTGACCAACGGCATACTTGACTTCTGTAGGTAACTCCCCTTTCGCAAATCGCTTTGCCGATTCAGGAAGCACATAAGAACGGCTTACCAATAGATCCTTTCAAACTTGACCCCCTAGACGACTACTTTTGGTTCCACCCAAAAGGAAGTCCAGCAGGTACGCTTGAAGGTCTACTGGCAGTCTGTCAGTCGCGGCCGACAAATCGAAAGATCAGAAACGGGTTTCCCCCGAATCCAACAATCTCCTTATCGGTCTCAACTGATCGTGCGTACCGTCAGCGGGAAGACGATCTAAGAGATGGAAAAGACCTTTATGAAGCGGGCTTAACAGCCACTGCGTTCAACAGTCCACCATCGCAAAGACTCGTACTTTCCCGGCTGCTTCTTGTTTTAAACCAAGACGCCCTAAGGGCCCTGGCTTAAAGGTACTTGCAGCCGACAACGCCAGCCCCTCTATACGTTTCACGTAATTCCAGTATCTGTCCACACCCTCACGGGGGGAAGACACCAGAGAATGGAACTCCACGAATGGGGCCCAAACATCGCTATTATATAGAGAGACTGCCGCTTGCTGTAGTCCCACCCAGGAGGAGGAGTGTTTCCACTCTAAATCCTCCCGAGGGAGACCAGCAACCGCCGGGCTACTTTTATATATCATTGATTTCACCGGACTTTCGAGTCCACCACGGAATACCTTAGCGTCAGTTATACCGAGAGGCAAGAAGAATTGTTTTATCAATCCCTCTCACTTCTGATAGTTCCCAACGCTAGGTCCCGGACTAGTGATGGTACTTAACTTCAAGAATCCCTTGTAATCTATTACCCTATACAGGGAGAATAGAGACAGTCAGATTCTCAGAGCTTTCCTATCACCAGAACGTATCATCTTCCTCATCACTGAGGGAATGATACGAGGCAACCCGTCCGCTGAACGGCTCACGGCCACTTTAAGGCCCCGAGTCCCGTTCAGTCGCATTCCTCCTACAGCCTGCATCAAAAGCACATTACATGCTTTTAGGTACAGCACCAAGCCCGGTTTCCCGGACTTAGCCTGTAGCACAAACGCGAAACGGACAAAAACAACTACGGCTCTTGTTCAAGATGGACGCTTTCCTACCAGGATCAGATCAACGATTCTATTGAATCAGTTAATCCAACCCTTACCAGCTTTTACACTGGTAATCCTATTAAAAAGATCTTTCAGCAAGCGTAACTGTCCTGAACGCAACATTTGAATTAAATTGTTATTTCTTTTCATTTGTTGAGTTTAAGGCTTTCTCCATACTTCGGTCTAGATCCCCATCGGATCCACAGATTTCGTCCTACTCGTCTCTCGATTTTCGGTTTCCTAATCTCTGCTTCAAACAGGGAGGGTCTACCCTCTCTTACTTTCCTCCTATCCCATCTTTTGGATAAGAGTACTCGACTAGATTGCCTAATATGGATGGTTTAGCGACCATTCCGGAACCTAGCAATACCCTATTGAGCTCTTTCGAGTCGGGCGTTAGCTCGTCTTGCAACGGAAGTACAGTTACGAAGTAGAAATACTTTCTAACCTTCAGTTTCCAAACATCCGAAGATGCCTGGGCTGCAGGATCCCTTTCTAAGGGGGCCGAAGCCTAGGAGGAGCAGAGTCTTATCCGAAGACCGATTCCGCACTCCCATTTGTTTTACTTGCCACGCGCTGTTGCGGCGCAGCTTTCATTCAAAAGAAAGTTACTCATCAGGTACGCGAACGAGGTCATTACTGACGCTTGTGCAACGCACAGGTGGAGGTTTTAACCTGGTTACAGCTTTTGAGGGC